GAAGCGCGTGACATCACCGGCACCATCTCCGACGCTGAACTCACCGCAGCGATCCTCGAAGCCGAGCAAGTCGCTACTGGTGGCGGAAGCCCGTCACCGCTTGAGGACTCGCCAGAGGGCTAAAGGCTATGACGAGTTCGTCGACGAGCCCGACAAGTTCATCCGCGCCATCCTCGGGGAGCAGCCGTGGTCGATCCAGACACGGATAGCCGAAGCCGTACGCGACAACTCCTACGTAGCAGTGCCATCGTGCTTCGGCTCGGGCAAGGACTGGATAGCGGCCAGACTTGCGGCTTGGTGGGTTGCGACGGGGGGTGTGTGTGTTATTACGTCCAACTCGTTCCCGCAGATCAGGGACATCCCGTGGAAGGAACTGAGGGAGGCACACCGCAAGGGCGGCCTACCGGGCAAGCCATCGGCGGGCACGGACCTGCGCTGGGAGATCGAGGAGACCGGCGCGTTCTGCATCGGGAGGAAGCCGGATGACACCGATCCCGAGGGTCTGCAGGGTATCCACGCCGCCCGAGTCTTGGTCATCATCGACGAAGCCAACGGTGTATCTGCCCAACTCTGGGAAGCTGTACGTGGGCTCGTGGTCAACCGGGCCTCTCGCATTCTGGCGATTGGTAACCCCTACGAACCCGCCGGTCCCTTCTTCGAAGCCTGCCGACTCCCCAACTGGCACGTCATCCCTATCAGCGTATTCGACACCCCCAACTTCACCGGCGAGGCGGTCGATCCGAAAGCGACCTCGGCCCTAGTCGACCCGTACTGGCTCGAGGAGCGCCGCAAGGAAGGCCTCGAGGGTACGCCGTGGTGGCAGGCCAAGGTGCTCGGCCAGTTCCCCGACACCCAGTCCAACGCGGTCATCCCGCTGCAGTGGATCGAACTGGCCAGGGTCCGCGAGCCGTACACCGATGCCCGGGAATGGGCGGGCCTCGACGTGGCACGGTTCGGCAGTGACGACTCGGTCCTCGTGGAAGGGAACGGCAATGCCCCGGAGTCAGTCACCATCATCCACGGACAGGACACGATGGCCGTGGCGGGTATGGGAGCATCCTTTCTCCAGCGTCGACGCGGCGCCCTCGCGGTCGATGTCATCGGGGTTGGCGCGGGTGTTGTCGATCGCATTCGCGAACAGCGACTACCCGGACGTCTGCTGGATGTCAACGTGGCTGACGCCCCACTTCGCGACCCTGAACTGCTGCTCAACCTACGTGCTCAACTCTGGTGGGACGTTCGACAGCAACTCGACCCGCAGAACAGTGAACTGAGCCTGGCACGGCTCGACGAGTCGCACTACCAGCGACTCCGGGCGGAGCTCACCGCACCGACCTACCGCATGACCTCGTCGGGCAAGGTCCAGATCGAGTCCAAGGAGGAGATGAAGGCCCGCGGCCTGCCGTCTCCGGACCTCGCCGACGCATTCAACCTCGCCATCCACGCCCGGTCACGCGCTCGACATCGGGTGTCTACCTTCGGAGCTGCCGCGTGAGCGAATGGGATGACACCCCGTGGGCCGGGACAAGCGTGAGTCCGCCCGCCATCACTCGTCTGCCGTGGGACATCAAGGCCGTGACGGGTGCCGGCGTGTCCGCGTTCCTCAACGATCCGCCGCTGTCGTCGCTGCGCCAGATGGACGACCCCCAGGCCAAGGCCAAGGCGTTCCTGCAGGCCTACAAGTGCGGCTGGTTCTACAAGGCCGAGTCCAAGATCAGCGGCGACATCGCGCGCCTGCCGTGGACGGTCAGCGATGGGGACGTCGAGTCGGACGACCCAGAAGAGTCGAACATCCCCCAGCCTGACCTGGACATCCCGTTCGAGACGCTCAACCCCATCGACCAGTTCATGCGCCTCATGGAGCGTCCCAACCCCCAGCAGACGGGGCGGATGCTGCGCCAGAAGACGCACATCAGGCGGGACATGGCGGGCTGGACGTTCTGGTACCTCGAGGCCGCCTCGCCGCTGTCGCCGATCACCGCCATCTACGGCATCAGCCCCAGCAGGCTATGGCCCAGCTACGACAAGCGGTCGGGCCAGCTGCTCGGCTGGATTCTCGACTACGACAAGCAGGGCGGCACGATGACGTTCGAGCCGTGGGAGATCGTCACCTTCTCCAACGCCTCGGCCGACGACGACAACACCTACGGCGTCGGGGTCGTCGAGGCGGTGTATGCCGAACTGCCGCTGACCGACCTCATGTCGAAGCACACCGCCGACCTGCTCTCTACCGGTGGACGGCTGGCGGGCATGATGTGGCCGCGCGAACGGGCGCTCGACGAGGACGAGTTCAACGACGCGCAGCGGGCCTGGCGCAACGTGGTCAGCGATGCCAACTCGGCCAAGCGGATGCTGCTGTTCCCGGAGCCGATGGAATACGCCTCGGGTGCCAGCACCCCTGCGGAGATCGGCATCCCCGAACTGGCCGAGCTCAACCGCGACAACATCCTGACCGCCTTCCCGATCGCCCCGGAAGTGCTGGGCGTATCGATGCCGGCAGGCCAGAACGCCTCGGGCGAGACGCGCCGCGAGCTGTACGACTGGTACTGGCGGGGCACCATCGAGCCGCGCTCGGACAGCTTCGACGAGGTCATCCAGGTCAACATCATCAGCCGCTACGAGGCGCTGATGGGGCAGACCTTCAACTTCGAGACGAACCTGCCCGACCTCGACGACGCCTCATCGCTGCTGGAGAAGGCCGGCGCGTTCAAGTCGCTGGTGTCCATCGGGTTCGACCCCAAGGCGGCTATCAAGGCACTCGACCTCGACCACATCAAGTGGACCGGCCTACCGGCCCTGCTCGATCCCAAGAAGCAGGCCGAGATGGCTGCTGCTGCCGCTGCTGCACCGAAGCCGCCCGAGAACAACGGGCCCAGCGCATCGGTCCGAGACGACACCGCGGATAGCTCGTCGGTCAGCCAGGTCGTGGCCAAGGCGACCAAGGCCCGCAACGACGTGGTGGAGTCGAACGACCCCGACTTGCGGCGCTTCTTCGAGCTCCAGTCCGAACGGATCATCGACGGCATCCGCGCCGACTGGCCCAAGACCAAGTCGATGCGCAGCGAATGGGCCATCAAGGCCGACCCCGACTGGTGGAACCAGAAGCGCGAGGATGACCTACTCCGCGAGGTGCTCGGCAAGCTGTACGTGCAAGCTGCGAGGGGTTCGCTGCAGGTGGTGGCCGACACGCTCGACCTGATCGTCCCGAACCGGGCGGTGGGTCGGGTGGTGCAGGACCTCGTCGACTACGGTGGCGAGCGCATCACCGGCATCAATGGGCACACCCTCGAGGCGGTCCAAGCCAGCCTGGCCGAGGGCACTCGGCACGGGTATTCGCTGGACCAGATCATCGACGGTGTGCCGGAAGAAGGGTACAACGGCATCAAGGCGCTGCCCGAGTTCGACGATGCCCGGGCCGAGACGGTCGCCCGCACCGAGACGATGCTCAGCTACAACCGCGCCGCGCTCGACGCCTACGGCGAGTTCGGGGTGGAGCGGGTGCTGGCCTATGACGGCGACTACGATCCCGAATGTGCCGCCCGTGACGGCCAGACGTTCACCGTCGAAGAGGCGATGGCCATCGAGGACCACCCCAACGGCACCCTCGACTGGGCTCCGGTCACCGACAAGGCGTACCACGGCGAGCGGATCGTGGTGAACAACTACATCGGCGACGCCATGAAGGCGCAGAACCCATCCGAGGTCCACGTTCACGTGCCTGAGATCAAGGTGCCCGAGGTGCATGCCGACATGGACCCGCTCATCGCGGCCATCCATGATGCGGCACGGCCCGAGGTGGACCTGTCGCCCATCGTCAAGGGGCTCGAGGACCTGCTGGCCAAGGACATCGTGGTCACCGTGCCGCCGCCACAGGTCAAGGTCGTCGAGCGCTCAGGGCCACAGGATGTCCGCATCGTCGACGACATCACGCCGCCCAAGACCAAGCGAGTCATCCGCGGTCAGCCGACCAAGCAGTACCCGCTCGGGCCTGTGACGGGAGTGGAGTAGAAGCCCGCAGTACCGACCTCCATATCCCTCAGCGCCGGCTGCCTTACGGCCCTTATCAGGTGGCTCGTGCCCCTTCGGGGTTGGGAAATGTTCTAGAGGTTTTTCCGCGGGCTTCCTACGACGGAGTATCCCATGCGCTTCATCCCCAAGCAACGGTCCATCTGCGCCAAGTGCCAACGCCCGATCGTCGAGCGCCGGCGTAAGCCCTGCCCCGACTGCGGCTCGCTCAACCGCATCGTCGCCCGATCCGTGGACGACCAGACGGCCGCCCGCGACAACGTGTAAGGAGTCACACGTGCCCAAGGACAAGTTCGAGCCGGT